CCGCGGGACCGTCGGTGTTCTCGGGGTGCCGCCGGATGCCTCCCGGACGAACGCCACTCCCTGCGCGACTCCTAGCGTCAGCGCCTGACCGAGCACATCCTCCAGCGCGGTCGAGCTCCGGGACGCCACCTCGTCCAGCAGGCGCCGGACGGCCGCCCGCACGGCCGCCAGGATCTGCCGCAGCACTTCCCCACTGCTGGCTGGCTGGTCTGCGGTGCCGAACGCGCGGACCCACGCGGTCAGCGTCCGCCGAATGAGTGCTTCGACCGCGGAGCCGCTGTCGCCGAGGACCGTGTCCGCAACGCCGTCTTCCAGGTCCTTGACTGCATCGGTGTGGTCGTCCTGGACGAGGCGGGCTAGGCGTTCGCTGCGGTAGGCCATCAGTCGGTCTCCTGCGTCCCGGCGAGGACTTCAAGGTCGGACAGTGCGCCGGAGAGAAGGGCCTGAGCCTGCTCGTTGGAGAGGACACCGAGGGTGGCGGCCGAGCCGAGCTTCTGCGCCGAGTCAGCCAGCGACGCGAGAATGTCGACACGGCGTTGCAGCTCGGCGTCGTCGACTCCGGCGAGCCACTGGTCGACCTGCTCGGCCCGGTAGCCGCCCTCCATGAGTGCCTGCTTGCGGGGCACACCGGCTTCGATCTTCGCCTTCACGGTCTGCCAGCCCTGCGCCGTGGTGACAGACCGGGCGGGCACCCAGTCCACCGACACCACCGGGTCCTCCACACCGAGGCGCCGCAACGCGAACACGAACGCCTCATGCAGCGACGCACCGTAGGAGGTCTGCCGGTTCTCCACCTTGCTGATGAACGGCCCGTCCTCCTCCCGATAGGACTCCCCTGAACGCTGACTGGACTGCGGATCGAACATCCGCAAAGGGGTGTCGGTGATCTGCGCCATCGCCCGCACGTTGAACTGGATCGGGTCGAGGAACACGCCCGGCTGCGCCGCATCGAACTGGCCCACCTGCTTGAACCCGCGCAGCAGCAGCATCTCGCCTGGCCCGGCCTTCAGGCTGGAGTCGTCACCGGAGTCGCTGGGGCCGGCGCCGGATTCGTTGACCGGCCAATCGTCGTCGTCGAAGTCGCCGGGCTCCAGGTCGCTGGTGTCGGTGGTGGCGGTTTCGGTGAGGGCGTACCGCTGGGGGAAGCCCTGGTAGTCGACGGTGCCCATGTGCGTCGACTGGAGTTTCGTGATGGCGTTCTGCGGGCCGTACGCGCCGTAGTGCTCTGGGGTGCCGTAGGGGCGGTCGGTGCGGAAGTGGAAGCACGGTTGCTCGCCCCAGTCGTGGTCGATCAGCCACGACTCGGGGTCGTCGGGGTCGGCGGGCCAGTGCATCCAGTCGGCCGGTTTGTCGCCCGTAGAGTTCCGGCCGGTGGTCCAGCGTTCGGTGCGGTCGTCGTAGTACAGCTCGGCCCGCTCGTAGGGGCCGTCGCACCAGCGTTTGATCGTGAACGCCTTACGGCGCGGATTGTCCTCGCTGTAGATCACGCGGACGGTCTGCGGGGAGTTGTAGAACATCTCGACCCGCAGCACGTTGCCCTGCTCGTCCTCAACGGGCAGCACCATCAGGTAGGCGTCACCGTACTCGCCGGCGCGGCGGAACAGGTCGGGCATCTCCAGGTTGAGCTGGTTGTCCTGCCAGATCTTGGAGATGAGCGTGTTCGTCTGCTCGTCGGGGCTGGTGATCGATGCGATCTTCAGCCGGTTGGTGACGGCGTTGACGGGGGTCTTCGCGAAGTTGAGGTCGAAGTCGATGTCTTTCGCGGCGAGGGCGCGGCGGATGCGGGTGGAGGTGAAGACCTCGGGGACCTTGCCGTCGTAGTAGAGGGCGGCCCGGTCGTACTCGGGTCGGGCTTCGTTCAGTTCGGCGATGCCGTACATGAGGTCGGCTCGGGGGTCGACCGACTCGTCATCCAATGCGACCTCCCAGCCGTGACCTTTGAATCGAAGGATAGCGCCCCGCCTGGAGTGCAGATGGGATGCGGCAAGGGGAGGCTGGTCGATGAATCGTAGGAGCTACAGGTAAGACGCCCGCGCGGCGTTCGGCGGCTGTTGCTGCTTCGGCGGGTTGAGGAAACGCTCCACGGCGCTCACGACCGAGTCCAACATGTCGTCGTGCGGTGCCTTCGGAAACGCGCACATCTGCTCTTCCAACTCGCGCAGCGGCTTGGCGTGAATCACTCGACCGCGCTGATAGAAGTTCAGCACTCGGGCCGCACGAACTTCCTTCGAGTCGGACTGGTGCACTCTGCGCAGCTTCACGGGGAGCGTGTGCAGGATCTGCTCCCACACGTCCTTGCCTTGATTGTCCTCCACCAGCACGAGCCCAACCTGCGGCCACTCATCGAGCATCGCGAGCACCTTCTGACGCAGCGCGGCCGGCGTGAGCTTCACCTGCACCGCCTCGTGCACCGTGCATCGTTGCCGCCCAGGGAAGTGCGACACCACGGCGAGCCCTGTGTAGTCCGAAGTCGCTTTCGAGGTGACGGCAGGGTCGATGGAAAGCATCATGCGTGGCGTGGGGTCCACATCTTGATCCGTCTCCGGATAGCGGAAGTCTTCTGGAGACCAGTAGTCGCCTTCCGCCCCCATCGGATCGTTCAAGAAGTTCAGACGAAAGGCCCTCGTATGCTCGATTGAAGCCAGGTAGCTGAGTGGCCAGCGTTCAGGCCACAACGAGCGTCTTGAACCGTCGTCATTGTTGATGATCGCTGGGTAGTAGCGCGTGCGGATGCTCTCGTCTCGAACCCAATCGGGCGCGGGATGACCGAGGGCGGACTTTACGAGGTCGTGCATGATGCTGCCGTACATGGTCGTTGTGCCGACGAACTGCACGACAGCGTTGGGGTTCATGCCGAACACGGCGCCAGTCACCGAGGCAAGACGCTTCGCCTTCTGGTAGAGGCTGTAGTTACTCTGATCGGGCTCGATATCGTCGTGAAGCAGCAGATCAGGGCGTTGCGTGCCGAACTTTGCGCCAAGGGTAGACGAGTCGATACCGCGCGCCTGGAACACCGCGCCTGACTGGGCAACGTACAGTCCCTGGTTGTCAGCAACGTTGGCACCAGACGGCCGCCGCCCTGGGGTGCAGAGTTCCGGGAAGTCTTCCCTAAGGCGCTGGTTGCCATCGAATTCGAGTTTCAGCGAAGCCAGGTGTTGCTGCGCCTGGTGCCCTGTGTCCGCGAACGCAGCGATGAACCGGCGATGCCCGTGGGCGAGGGCCCAAGCGGGGAGGATGCCGAACATCCACGTGCTCTTGCCCGATCCTCGCGGAGCGACCCAGGCTTCCCGGACTTCGGCTGGCCCCAGGTCTTTCCTGGCCCACCGGAGAGCACTCTCGCAGAGATCCAGGTGGAACTGGGAGAAGCTTATGCGTCCTCCGGTCTCGGGGGAGGCGAGGTGGTGCCGGAAGTAAAGCCAGGCCCAGAGAATGGGGTCTTCTCGTGTGAGGATGCGGCGCGTCTCCGGCGCCGACAGCAGATGATTTCCATGGCGGAGTACGTGACTTTGCCAGTCGAAGGTTTCCACGCTCAGGCGTGGCCGTGTGGTTGTCATGGCCCGTCGAGGCCCTTCACCCAGAGGCGTATCTCTTCCGGGGAAAGGTAGCGAGTGATCAGTTCCTGGGCCCAGGCAACTTTGTCGGACACTCGCTGCCCGCAGGGTTGACTCTTCGACCAGAGCTCTAGGTTCTCGGGCCGGTTGTCGTCACGAACCCCATTGATGTGATGGACGTTCTCATCGGCCCACAGCGGACGCCCGAGTATCTGCTCCATGACGTACCGGTGTTCCATGACGGGCTCCCCGCCAACACGGATGAGACGGTACCCCTGCGGGTTCGTGTACCCGCTGCCTTTGGGAGCGATCAGCAACTCGGCCGTGCCCGGGTCTCCAGACTTTCGGAACCGGGACAGGTGCGTGTTGCAGTACCCCATCGAGCTGCGCGGATTCTCGCAGCCTTCGATCGTGCAGCGAGGACCGACAGTCCGGCGCTGTCCGTCGTAGTGTGGGCGGCACATCTGCTTGACGTAAGACCGCCTGCCACAGTCAGGAAGGGAGCAGATGCCAGATTCCGACTGTGCCTTCCGCTCCCGCCATTGCTTGTCGTACTCGGACTCGCAGGGGCGGCAGCGGTGACTCAGACGTAGCTCGCCACCCTTCTGCCGCCGCACCATACGAAACTGCTCGGGCTCCTCGGTCTTGCTGCGTCCGCAGCGTCCACAGTGCGTTCCACGTCGCGGTGCCATCCGAACCCCCACCCTTAACCCAACTCACTTGGGTTAAGGCTACCCCTACTCTGTTGGGTGTGGACGGGTACCTGACGACGAGAGAAGCCGCCGAACTCCTCGGTATTGCCGAGCGCAGCATGTACTACTACCTGCGCGACCGCGAGAAGAACGGGTTCCCGGAACCGCGACGCTTTGGCCGCGCCCTGATGTGGCCCGAAGCCCCCCTGCGGCAGTGGCGAGAGGAACACCCAGCGCGCCGCCGTAGCCGGGAGGCTTAGCCGGCGGAACGCGTCAGCCTTCACCTACAGCCTCCCGCTTCGCCCGGTCGGCAGCGACCGCCGCCTCGGCCTCCCGGACCATCTCCTGGAGCTCCAGATCTTGCTGAGTGACCTCATGGACGGTGGCGTCGACCTTGATGGCGGCATTGAGGCCGGTGAGGTTGGCGCGGCGTTCGGCGTTGCGGTTGCGGACATCCTCGATCTTCACGAGGCGGTCGATGGCCTGGAGGGGCTGGTCGTCGAGAACCTTGCGGGCTGCGGCCTCCATCTCGTTGAGGCGGACGAGTTGCTGGTCGAGGCGTTCGAGTTCGAAGTGGAGGACGGCCGTGCCGGGTTCGCGGACGACATCTTTGAGGGCCCGTTCGACGGCGTCGTATGCGGTGCGCTTGTCTGCGTAGCCGAGTTCGTCGGCGATCTTCTGGTACGTCCAGCCTTTGGCGCGGAGGTCGGCGGCTTGGGCGTCGCGGCGTGCGGTTTCGGGTATGCGGATGTAGCGGCCTTTGCCGTTGCGGGCGTCTTGGTTGGGGTTGGCCATGGTGGATGCCTCCTACGACCGGTACCTTTGAATCGTAGGCTAGAGCACCACTTTGGGCTTCGATTCGATCGCGCGAGGGCTGGTGAGTCTGATGGTGTCCGACCGAGGAGGCCGCTGGGGCTTCGTCTACAAGACGCGTCAGGCCGTGTATGCCGCACTCCGGCGTAAGGGTGCGTCGAAGTCGAAGGCGGCGAGGATCAGCAACGCCGGCCGCACGCACGCGCAGCGGTCGGCCATGGCGCGCAAGGCGAGTCGTACGCGGCAGATGCGGGGGCGCAAGAACCGCTAAGGGTGGCGGGCAGTGGGGCCCTGGGGTTGGGCGACTCCAGGGCCTCACGCATGTCTGGCCCGTGGTCATCTACGCCTTGATGCCGACATGCTTCTTGTGCGGCCAGTCGAGGAGCGCGACGTGGACGACGCCAGTGATCAGGTATGCCCACAGGGCGTACCGGAAGACCTCCCGCCAGGTTTCACCCCAAGCCCGGAAGTCGAGGCCCGCCACGGCGGCGGTGATGGCGAGGCCGCTGGCCAGTAGGTAGGCGGCCAGGGTCGGCCAGCCGACGACTCTGCGGCGCCAGGCGATGATGAACGGCACGAAGGTGAGTGCGGTGGCGCTGAGGGCTGGTAGGGCGGCCCAGGCCCAGCGTTGCCAGGGTCGCGGGTACATGGGGCGTCTGGTGGGCGGCTGGCGCATGGTGTCCCCCTGTGGTGGTGTGGGTTGGGGGACGGTATCGGATGTGTGCGCCGCGTGAAGGCGAAACGGAGCGAGGCCCTTCTCCCGGTGGTGGGG